AGTCCATTACATGGCTCAATAGTGGGGTATAAAGTAAATGCAGCTGTAGGTGGTGGATTTAATATAGTAGCTGATAGACTTACTCCTCAAGATAAGCTAGAGCTATATACACTAGAGAGAAAATTAAACATAAAAAAGGTAGTGCCTGCAGTAACTCAGCAACTAATACTACACAATAGAGTATATTTTAAGTTATGCTTTGATGACAAAATGAAACTCACAAAAATTGTCAATCTATCTCCTGAGAAACTTAGAGTAAACTTAGATAGAAAGAGATACTATATCTGTGATGATTGGGCTAGTAGGATTGGAGTACAGGAGATAAGGAGATACACTCCTACCTGTAGAGACTATGAGCAGTTATTTGTGTATGAGGTAGAATGTATTGGGCAGGATTATTATCCATTACCTCAGTACACCTCAGCTCTTAACTTTGCATTCCTATCAGGTGAGCTTAGCTACTTTGCTAAAAGTAATATCCAAAATTCAGTATTTCCTAGCTTTGCTATGATGTTCCCTAAAAGACCTCAGTCTGAGGAGGAGAAAAACATGATACGAAATACTATTGATAGATTGAAAGGTGCTGCTAATGCAGGTAAAGCTGTAGCATTCTTTGCTAATTCACAGGACCAATTACCTAAGATAGAGTCACTACCTACCAATGGTAATGATAGTCTATTCCAAGAGGCATCACAGCTGAATACTGAGCAGATTTGTTTTAGTCACACTATAGATCCTATACTTATGGGAATCCGTACTACAGGATCACTAGGTAATGGCTCAGATATTAAGCAGGCTTATATCATATTTGAGAAAAATGTAGTAATGCCATTGAGAGATATGGTATCTGACATCTTTAATGAGCTGCTTTTTATAGCTAAGATTGATGCAGATTTCACTATCAATAACTATCAGATAATTAATGAGGCAATAGTAGAACTTGAGGGAGATACCTCTAAGACTAATGATGCACTTAATAGTCTATCACCATTGGTAGCTACTAAAGTACTTGAGACTATGACCGAGAATGAAATTAGAGCCTTAGCATCTTTACCTCCTGTACCTGGAGGAGATAAAAGCAAATCACAAATTGCACAAACACCTATACTATAATGCTATACTTTATAACAGAAACCTACTTAAAGAATAACACACCCATCACAGCTAATGTAGATGTAAACAATGTAACTCCTTACCTAGCTACTCAAGCTCAGCTAAGAATTATGCCTATCTTAGGTACTACATTTTATAATGACTTGCTTACTAAGTACAATGATCAGACATTAGATCCTGATGAAGAGACATTAGTAACATTTATACAGCCTATTATAGCATGGAGAGCAGCAGAAGATGCTGTATTTGGTCTATCTTTACAGCTAAAGAATAAAGGTCTACAGACTCAATTTGGAGATAACAGCTCATCTGTAGATAGAGGTACTATAGCATTCAGTATGGAACACTATGCACAGAAAGCATCTTTTTTTGAGCAAAGATTGATAAGATATCTACTAAAAAACAGAGCTTTATATCCTGTATTCACTAGCACAACTAACAGAGATACTGACTTAAGACCTATGATAGATGGATGTAACTGTCTATCTAATGGAATGCTAGAGTGTAATGGTCTATGTGGAGGTGCAGGTAACAATGGCTATAACAATTCAATCTTAATATTATGAAGCACTCAGGAGTCTTATCATTCTTAACTTTTGGCTTTGGATATCTTTCAGGTATCTCTTTAGTATTTGCTGATCAGTTACATTTCAAATTCTTAGGATGCCTATTAATATCCTACTTTACTTTTTTACTAGTATCTGAAATTGAAGAGAAAAAATGAAAGCACAAATATCCCTACTACTAATATCTATACAACAAGAACTTTTGACTTTAATATCTATTTGCTTTGCATTCTTTTTACCAATCTCAGGAATACTGCTAATGATAGGAGTACTAATATGCATTGATACTTTTACAGGTATATGGAAAGCTAAGAAGATAGGAGATAAAATTACTAGCAGAAAGCTCTCATCTATAATAAGCAAGTTAGCACTCTATGAAGTTACTGTGATAATGTTCTTTTTAATAGACCAATTCATACTAAATGATATCATACTAACTTTTTTTAGTGTGCCATTTATGCTCACTAAAGTAGTGGCATTAGTGTTATCTAGTATAGAGGTGATGTCAATTAATGAGAATTATAAAGTAGTAAAAGGGATAGACCTATGGCAGTCAATGAAGTTACTTTTTGCAAGAGCTAAGGATATTAATGATGACATTAAAAAGATAAAGAAATGACATACACTAGAGAACAGATAGAGGCAGCTGTAAAAGCTAAAGGATATCTTTACTTTGCAGGAGCTAAAGACTATGATGTAAATATTGTAGGAGTTCGTAACTCAGAGCCAGGTCAAAAAGTAACTAATCTCTTTGATGACAAATTAACTCTATCCTATAGAGTAGGTGGTAAATGGTTTTACCATGAGTGGGATGCTACTACTGAGCCAGGTAAAAAAGGAGTAATGCAATTCCATAATGCTAAGGGAGTAGCTAGACTTGTGCCTAATCAATATAGAGGAGTCTATGCTGTATCTATGCATCAGGGAAAATATCAGGCAGTATGTCAAAGATTAGGAGATGTGACTGTATGGAGAGATGGTGATAGAGATATGACCTTTGCACAGGGTAAGACTGACACAGGAATGTTCGGAATCAATATCCATAAAGCAGGTACAGTATCTAGCTTTGTAGAAAATTGGTCGGAGGGCTGTCAGGTATTTAAAAGAGTAAAAGATTTTAATGAGTTTATGGCTATAGTAAATAAAGCTAAAGATATACATGGTAATCACTTTACTTATACCTTAATTGAATCAAATGATATTTAGACTTAGTGTAATTATCTTAATGCTTAGCTCCTGCTCTGCACAATACCATCTTAATAAGGCAATTAAGAAAGGATATAAATGTGAAGAGACAGGTGATACTATCAGAATCACTACACTAGATTCTATCCCTGTTATTATAAATGATACTATAGTATGGGAAAAAATTATCAACACTAAAGATACTATCATAAAGTATAGAAAAGTGTATACTCCCCTCACAAGGCAGGACAAAAGACTACAGTACAAAATACAAGTAAAGACTATCTATAAAGATAGACTAGTATACAAATATAAGTATAGAGCTGAGGGACAAAAGTCAAAGTCTGAGGTGAAAATAGCTAAGACTCAAAGACCTAGACCTAATGGAAATCTAAGTCTATTATTTGTAGGAGTAGGCATAGGTCTACTATTATCATATCTCTTTAAATTTGCTAGAGAGAGATATATGTTCTAAGTTTACACCATCTATGGTAAGAAAAAGACTGTTTTTTGACATTGAGACATCATTCAATGTCGGTATATTTTGGAGATCAGGATATAACCTCACAATCAATCCTGGTGATATCATTCATGAGAGAGCTATTATCTGCATCTGCTACAAATGGGAGTCAGATGGTGATGTACAATTCCTAACATGGGACAAAAAGCAATCAGATAAGGCAATGATTAAAGCATTCCTTAAAGTTATGGCTCAAGCTGATGAAATTGTGGCTCATAATGGGGATAGATTTGACCTCAAATGGCTACGCACAAGAGCTATAATACATGGTCTTGATGTTATGCCCTCACCTAAGACAATAGACACTCTTAAATGGGCTAGAAAGTACTTTAATTTTAACTCAAATAAATTAGATTACATAGCTAAGTATTTAGGAGTAGGTCAAAAGATGGATACAGGAGGACTAGACCTGTGGAAAGATATAGTATTTAAGAAAGATCAGCAGGCAATGGATAAGATGGTAGAGTATTGCAAAATGGATGTCACTGTCCTAGAAGCTGTATTCAATAAACTCAATTCTTATGCAGCTCCTGCTACTCATTATGCTGTAATGGAGGGAGATGAGAAGTACTGCTGTCCTGAATGCACTAACTATAATGTGAGATATAATAAACAGGTAGTGACTACAGGAGGTACTGTACACCATTGGATGCTGTGTAAAGATTGTAGAAAGCACTATAAAATAAATAATAAAACTTACACAGAATTTTTGAAATTCAAATATAAACACTAACTTTGCATAGTTCCATAGTGTAGAAAGCAGTTGTAAGCTCCCCAGCACGCAGCTGCTTTTTTTTATGTCCCGTTTTTTAATTAATAAACTCGAGTTTTTAAGGGTATAACCTAAAAAAAAGTATAAAATTTAAGGTTATAACCTGTAGCAATTCTCTCCAAGTTAGTAAGTTTTGCTGATTGCAGTCGCAAATTGCGACCTTACTATTAAGTAAAAATCACCCTCGTTAAGTGTTTTTCACCTGAACAAGAGTAGAATTTGCCCTTGTTCTTATTTAGAATGAATATAAATTACATTTTTTTATTGCAGTTATAAAACTTTTTAATATCTTTGGCGTATAGTTATCAACAATTAAAACTTTTACACATGGACAAAGAACAAATTATGACAATCATTCTAGCTGAGGAGGCATCACTGTATGACCAGGCTAAAGAAAGTGCAGATGCTTTTGGTAGAAAAGATGAAGCTACTATAAGGGCTTACGCTCAATGGTATGCAATTACTAACCTAATAGACAAAATCAATGAAAAAACTAATTAATTATTTCACTCCTGTAGGAGAAGAGCAGATAGCATTTGCTAAGGCATTAATGGTAGTAGTTACTGCTGTTATATCAATCGTTTTTTTATTTCCACTTTTATCTTTTATATCATGAACTTTATAAACCTATTCAAAAGAGACAATACTTATTTTTCTAATTGGAAAACTGACTATGATAGTGATGTATACATAGCAGGCACTATTGAGCCATTTACTTACAATGCTACAGAGACTGATGATGAATATATGTCCCTGTTTATTCTAAGTGATGCAAATCTTAACCTACTTAAATCTAAGATATGAGACAGTCACCTACATTCAGTGCTATTTTAAGATTTTGGACTAGCAGAAGATTTGCAGATGAGGTAAGAGGTGGATTTAATCTACCTCTATACCTGAGATATTTAGAAATCATAAATAATAAAGGCAATGAGAAAGTATAAACACGCAGCCATTGGCTTGCTAATCGGATTTTTAATCGGATTCTCCTTATCAATCTACAGGCTTAAAGAATGCCAGGAGCAGAATGATATAATTAAGGACCTAATAATAGAATCACCATGACTGAGTTCACACAGCTAGCTATTGAGGTACAAAATGCTATAGCTAATGGTGATTACACTCACCAAAAATACCTGAGATTCAGAGAGTGGTACTTTCAGAACTATGAGGGCAGTAAGAGAAATGCTGCTAGAGATTTTAGAATGTTTGATTTAATGTATGGCTTAGATGTGCCGATTAAAAATAATGATAATGAAGATATATAAAGTAGTATTCAAGACCTTTGACTATTGGAATGGTCCTGTAAAGTTAGTCACTAGGATAGTGGAGGCTTATGATGCTGATCATGTTAAGCAGCTCATACAAAAAAATGATGACTTAATTCTATTAATTGAGGAGATATGAAAAAATTAATTAAATATTTGCAATGGCTACAGAAAGAAAAAATACAGGCAATGATATACTGCCAAAGAGGATTTTGAATGATATCATTAAAGAAAGGTATCCATTTGAGCCTACTAAGAAGATAGCAGATGACTTAGGATTATCAGAGTCATCAGTTTATAATAGAGCTTTTGCTATGGGTATTAAGAAAGATCCTGTTTACTTAAGGTCTACTCAATATCCTCCAGGTTATTTAGGTGGTAAAGCTACTCAATTTAAAAAAGGTAGTGTACCTGCTAATAAAGGACAAAAAATGTCCACAGAAGTATATCAGAAAGTGGCTAGGACTATGTTTAAAAAAGGATCTAAGCCTGTAAATACTCAGCCTATAGGTACTATCCATCAGAGAAGAGATACAGGAGGAAAGATGTATCAGTATATTAAGTTATCAGATAGTAATTGGCAGCTGCTCAATAGATATACTTGGGAGATGCACAATGGACCAATTCCTAAAGGGATGGTGGTAGTGTATAAGGATGGTAATTATCTAAATAATGATATTAACAATCTGCTAATGATAACTAAGAAAGAGAATATGGCTAGAAATACCATACAAAGATTACCTAAAGAATTACAGCAGGTAATGAGATTAAAATGTAAACTAATAAAAAAAATAAATAAAAATGGCACACAACAAACTAAGTGATCTAAGAGATCATCTATTCATGGCTCTCGAGAGATTGAGTGATGAAACATTAACAACAGACCAGGTGAATGTAGAAGTGGATAAAGCAAAGGCAATATCTCAGCTCGCAGGAACTCTAATCCAATCTGCAAAGGTAGAGATTGATTTTATTAATGCTACAGGTGTAATGGAGTCTCAGTCTGATTTATTTAAGTCAGTAACACAAAATAAGTTATTATGACAGCAGTACAGCAGGTGTTTAGTGACTTAGAGAAGTTACAGCCCCATCTATTCAATATGCACTCAGTAGAGGGTAGAGAATTTGTCAATCACTTTCATAAGTATTTGGAGGAAGA